ATAATGGAACCGATTTACGTGCTGTAGCTACAACCTTGGCTCCAAATTGTAAAATATTATTTTCTGAGCAAAAGTTATCTTCTATGGACCTCAATGCAATGTATAATGTAGCTGATGTAGTTGTTAATATAGGGTCTAATGAAGGTTGGGGACTTAGTAGTACGGAAGCAATGCTAGCAGGTACTCCTATTATTAACAATGTTACTGGTGGTTTACAGGATCAATGTGGATTCACTGACGAAACTGGCGAATGGATTCGTTTTAATGGTGAGTTTTCTACTAATCATGTCGGTAAGTATAAAAATCATGGCCATTGGGTAAAACCAGTATTTCCAAGCAACCGATCTTTGCAAGGATCTCCACAGACACCGTATATTTTTGATGATCGAGTACGTTTTGAAGATGTGGCAGATGCTATACGATATTGGTACGATATGGATACCGCACAAAGAACGGTATATGGTATGATGGGACGTAGTTTTTGTTTTGATAACGGTTTAACGGGTGAGTCAATGGGTAACAAGATGATTGCAATGTTTAATTATTTGTTCGCTACACATAAAGAATCCAGACCATTATACACAATACATAAAGTAGAGAAACAAGTTTACGAACGAACAGGAATAGTAGCACAATGAGAAAAGTAGTTATAGCTGGCCCAGTTGCCACACAATCCGGTTATGGTCATCATACAAGAGAGATTGTTAGTAATTTTATTGAACATCGTGGATCTGAATGGGATATTAAATTGATTTCATTGCCATGGGGATCTACACCAATGACATACCCAATTCCCACGGATTGGCAACTTAGAATCATTCCCATACCACTAACATTTCAACCAGACATTTGGGTACAGGTATCAGTACCAAATGAACTTCAACCAGTTGGTAAATATAATATTGGAATAACTGCCGGTACTGAAGGAGATTTATGTCCGAAAGAATGGATTGAAAATCTTAACAAGATGCAATTAGTAATTGTTCCAAGCCAATGATACTGCAAAACATCATAACATTGTATTATCAGTTAAAATTGAAGTAGTCCCTGAATATTTTGATGAAACTGTTTATACTAACAAAGAAACTGATACTAAGTTTTCGATGTTAGATGAAATTAAAGAGTCTTGGGCTTTTTTAAGTGTCGGGCATTGGCTTCAAGGAGTTATAGGAGAAGATCGCAAAAATGTCGGAGGATTAATTCATTGTTTTTTCGAAACATTTAAAAACACAAAGGATCAGCCGGCGTTGATATTAAAAACTAGCGGTGCTACATATAGTATTATAGATCGTATGGAAATAGAAAATAAAATACGACAAATACAGGACATGCATTCAAATTCTAAACTACCTAATGTGTACATAATACATGGAGACTTATCAGATGCTGAAATGAATGCTATGTATAATCACCCCAAAGTAAAAGCCATGTTATCCTTTACTAAAGCAGAAGGATTTGGAAGACCTTTGTTAGAATTCTCAACTACAGGTAAACCAATCATTGCACCACATTATTCTGGCCAAGCTGATTTTCTTAAAAAAGATTTTATCTGTTCTCTACCAGGTGGACTAACACCTATACATTCATCTGCGCAAAATCCATTTCTAATTAAAGAAGCAAAATGGTTTACTCCTGATTATGGATTTGCAAAGAAAATGATGCAAGAAGTTCGTAAAAATTATAAAAAATGGTGTGAACTAGGAAAACGTCAAAGATATCATGTTAATAGCACATTTACTAAAACTGCAGTTAAACCAATTTATGAAAATTTACTGAAGTTAGTAGATTCGCAATTAACAAATGTACCGCAGCAAGTTCAATTACAACTACCGAAACTTAAAAAAGTAAATGAAGAATCGCCGAAAATTATATTGCCTAAGTTAAAAAAGATTGAAGCATGAAAATAAGTTATGCAGTTACGGTATGTAATGAGTTTATAGAAATCCAACGACTCATTACATTTCTTTTAAAACATAAACGACCTGAAGATAATATAGTTATTTTATATGATGAATCAAATGGTGATCCTGAGATTGAAGCTTTTCTCAGGACTCACTCTCTTAATGGAGAGTTTGCTTGGCACAAGGATCGCTTTGATGGTCATTTTGCTAATTGGAAAAACAAACTAACACAACTTTGTACTGGAGATTACATTTTCCAAATCGATGCAGATGAAATGCCATGCATTCCAATACTAGATTCGCTGTCTTCCATATTAGAAGAGAATCCTGATATCGATGTGTACTTGGTACCTAGAGTCAATACCGTCGAAGGGTTAACAGATGCTCACATACAAAAGTGGGGATGGAACGTTAATAGCGAGGGTTGGGTTAATTGGCCAGACTATCAGTGGCGCATCTTTAAGAACATACCTGATATACGATGGAAGAATAAAGTGCACGAAGTGTTAGACGGATTTAAGAAATATGCAACATTACCTATGGAAGAAGATTACTCTCTTTATCATCCAAAGGAAATAGAACGACAAATAAAACAAAATGAATATTATGACACACTCTAGTCCGCTTACATTTTGTATTTCAACATGGAATAATTTACCATATCTTAAATTAGCAATTAGTTCTGTCAGAAAAAATAGTTACTTTAAAGATGCTCCATTTATTATTCATGCAGAAAATTGTATAGATGGCACTAATGAATGGTTGGTTGAAAATCGAGTCAAATATAATCTTACTTTGATACTCGAACCAACCAATGAAGTTGTACGGGGCATCGGCGGCGGAATGAATATCTGTGCCGAATATGTAGAAACGGAATATATATGCTTTTTACATTCTGATTTTTATGTTACTCAAAATTGGGATAAAGCATTATTAGATATACACAATCAGTATATAAATGAAAAACTATGGGTTAATTCATTTAGGATTGAACCTAACATGTTTAATTCGCCACAGCGGTATGGGACATATTTAGTTCCATTAGATGCGTTTGGTGCATATTATCATGATTTCAAAGAAACTGAATTTGAACAATGGGCAGAAGATTTTATTAAAGAAAATTCTAATTATCAAATACCTAAAGGAGAAGGTGTTTCTGGATTAGTTAAAAAAATAATATGGGATGAAGTTGGTGGAAACGATCCAATATTTGCACCAACTAGTTGGGACGATCATGATTTATTCTTAAGAATGTTACAGCATAATGTAAGATTTATTTTACCAGCTACATCTGTAGTATGGCATTTTGGTGCTCGTGGAAGTCATCGGTTAGAAGAAAATAATGGGCAGACTTCGGAACGTCAAAGAAACGCTGAAGCAGAAAATTCTAGAAAATGGCTTTCAAAATGGGGACAAATGCCACGATTTGATGAATATGGAATGATTAAATGTTTTTGATATGAAAGTATTAGTGGTAGCTACTGATATGCGTAGCTTTCTAGATTTAAAAAACGTAGTTGTTGAATTAAAAAATCAACAGGTTGAATATTTCTTTTTATATAGTCAATCATTATCTAGACAATCTCCAGCACATAATTTAACTTCGTTTTCATATGATACAAACATACAGCTAGAAACTGCTGTATATAATTCAAAAACATTAGGTATAACATTACCATTTATTCCTGATTTATTATTAATAACTAACGAGAATTGGGAACCAGAAAAACATATATTATGGGAATTTAAACAACTAGGTTCAATTATTGCATGTATTGAAAACACAACTTGGTTAGTTGGTACGATTAAATCTAGATTAGAAATGTTATCTAGAATGAGTTTTCCTTCAAACTGTATCGATATCTTCTTTGAAAATTCTAATTGGAGTTTAGAAACAAAAAAATTATGCGGATGGTATGACTTTAAATCAGTTGTTGTTGGAAATCCAAAATATGATAATTTACGGATACAATCTACTGCAAATGATGGTATCTTAATTTTTGGAACCATGGAGAAGGAATCTAAAATACGAATTCAACATATATTAGAGCGATTAAACAACGTAAATCAAAAAATATATTATAAACCGCACCCCGGTGAAACTATTAATGATTTTAAATATAATAACATTGAATTAATTACCAATTCACTAGATGTACCTCAAATTGCTGCGAATACTAAAGTTCATTTATCTAATATTAGTATATCTGCATATTATTCGACAATTTATAATAAAAAATATATATCAATTGATGAATTCATTGGCCGGAATGATGATTTGCAATTGGATTTCTTTAAAGGTTTTGAATATGAATTTTGGTCTCCGATTATCAAAGTTAATTCCTGGAATGATTTTGTGTCAAAAATAGGAATTGACCGAATCAGTATTTTACAACAACTCCAAATTATTTGATGAATATTCAGATAATAACGCAGCAATGCGTATAGTAAATTATATAAAAAATATATGAAAATATACGTCGATATAGATGAGACAATCTGCAATTATCATGGAGAACGCAGATATGATTTAGCAGTTCCTATCTTGGAAAATATTAAAAAAATTAATATATTATATGAAGAAGAACATGAAATTACATATTGGACTGCAAGAGGATCTGTTACTGGAATCGATTGGTTTGATATAACTAAAAAACAATTGGATTCGTGGGGATGTAAATATCATACACTTATCACAGGTCAGAAACCTGCGTATGATTTATTAATTTGTGATAAAACAAAAAGGATAGAAGAAATATGAAACGAACATATATTATTGCAGAGATCGGAATTAACCATAATGGAGATCTAGATATAGCGAAACGATTAATTGATATTGCTGCCCTGTCAGGGTGTGATGCAGTTAAATTCCAAAAAAGGAACCCGGATATATGTGTACCGGAACATCAAAAGAATGTAATGCGTGACACCCCATGGGGTATGATGACATATTTAGAATATAAACATCGTATTGAATTTGTCTTAAACAGTATGACCTACCGTTTATAAAAATACCTTCTGCTATGTTAACAAATAGCGATCTGTTAAAAGAAACAGCTAGATCTGGTAAAAAAGTTATTTTATCCACAGGTATGTCTACAATTGAAGAAATAGATCGTGCTGTTAATATAATTAAAATTGGAGTTCATAATTCATTTAATTTTAATGGATTTGCATTATTACATTGCAATTCATCATACCCTGCCCCGATAGAAGAATTAAATTTATCGGCAATTAACACATTAAGAAATCGTTATAACTGCGAAGTGGGATATTCCGGGCATGAATTTCGTATAGGTACTACAGTAGCCGCTATATATCTAGGAGCAACAATAATTGAACGGCATATTACATTAGACAGAACAATGTGGGGTACTGATCATTTATCATCAATAGAACCGCAAGGGTTAATTAAATTAGTAAAAGGAATACGAGAATTAGAAGAGGCATATGGCGATGGTATAATACATGTTACCGAATCAGAAAAATTAATTAGAACTAAACTAAGAGGATAATGAATTTTAATAACAAAACAATATTAATTACCGGCGGGACCGGTTCTCTAGGAAAAGCTCTTATTAAACGATTAAAACAGTTTAACTGTAAAATAATCGTATATAGTAGAGATGAAGGAAAACAAGCGTTGGAATTTGGTCATGATTCTAGTATTATTAAAATCATCGGAGATATTAGAGATTTTGATAAATTGAACATATCATTCCGTAGATATAAACCAGACTATATCATACATACAGCTGCATTAAAACGTATTGATGATATGGAATTTTATCCAGATGAATGCGTAAAAACAAATATTAACGGTTCAGAAAATGTTGCTCGAGCTGCATTAGAAAACAATATTAAAAAATGTATTTTAGTTTCAACTGATAAAGCATGTCAACCAGTTAATGTATATGGGTCTAGTAAATTTATAGCAGAACGGATATTTACTAATTATGATTATAATTCATCATCTACTATATTCGCATCAGTTCGATATGGAAATGTAATCGCATCAAGAGGTTCGTTTATTCCACTTTGGATGGATATGATACGCAGAGATCAAATACTACAGGTTACCTCAGAATCTATGACACGATTTTTATTTACATTAAATGATGCCGTTGACACCGTTTTAGGTGCATTAGAATATGCAGTTGGCGGAGAGGTATTTGTGCCACAGATTAATTCATATACACTGCCTACATGTATACATGCATTGGGAAAAATTCTAAACAAACAACCGGTTACTGAATTAATGGGACTTCGGCCTGGCGAAAAATTGCATGAAGATATGTTAGCTAAAACTGAATTAGATTTTACCTATCAGGTACCTAATATCAATTTATTACAAATAAGACCACAGTATACTAAAAAGGACTATCAAGATTTTAATAGATACACCGGGCCAGAATTTAATTCTAAGTTGTGGGTAAAAGAAGATATTGATGAATTAATTAATTTAATTAAAACTGGAATATCTTGTTAGTATGAAAATATTACAAACTACTTTTAATGATTCTGAATTAAGCATTATAAATTCGATATTAAAAACAGGTGATATAGGATTTGGGTCTAATGTCAATTTATTTGAAAATAAATTTCAAAAATTTTCAAATAAAAAATTTAATACAGCTGTTAATTCTGCATCGGGTGCTGCTTTTATGATATTTTCATATCTTAAAGAATGTTATGGTGTATGTGATGTTTATACGCCATCATTAGCATTTACATCACCGGCTTGGGCTGCTAAACATTTTGGTCATAATTTAATTTGGGTAGATATTAATGACAATCTATTATTTGATTGTGATGATTATTTAAACAATCGTATAAATAATGGTAATGTTAAAGTTGTTATGCCTATCTTATATGGTGGTGTCAGTACTATTGATAACTGGAATTTAATTGGCGATGAAATAGTTGTTATAGATTCTGCACATTGTATTACTCCTACCATTAAAAGTGATTTTGTATTTTTTTCATTTCATCCGACTAAACCGGTTTGTACATCAGATGGGGGAATGATATCAACTGATAATGAAGATGCTAACGATTATTTCAGAAATTATAGAAATTTTGGCAGAATTAACAGTAATAATGGTTATGAAATAGAGCAAGATGGATTCAAATTTTATATGAATAATTTTAACGCTACAGTTGGGTTAATTAGTTTATCAAATTATTATAAAAACTTGCGTAATAGAAAAGAAAACTTTTCAGTACTGAAAAATAAGTTTAATGATAGATTTATACCACATGATATCAAGTCATCATTTTATTTTGCTACCATAATATCAGATGTCGCAAAACAAATTAATTTACAATATGAATTAGCAGTTCATTATCCATTATTGCATAAAATGAAATATTATCGGTATCGTGAACTACCTAATACAGAATTACTTCATTCGAAAATAGTTAACTTACCTTTATATGACATCGACATTTATAATTGCTGAAGCTGGTGCAAACCATAACAGAAATTTTAATCAAGCACTAGCATTGATTGACATAGCTGCAGATTCTGGTGTATCTGCATGTAAGTTTCAGACATATTCATCTGAAACGCTATATAGTAAAAATACTCCAAACTTTGCTAATTATACTAACGTTAATAAACTTATTAAAGATATTGAATTACCTAGGGAATGGCAAAAAGATTTAAAACAATATTGTGATGAAAAAAATATTGAATTTATGTCTACACCCTTTGATGAAAACGCAGTTGATGAATTAGTAAATTTAGGGGTTAAACGACTAAAGATATCAGGATTTGAATCTACTGATTTTAGATTTATTGATATGGTAGCTTCATCTAAATTGCCTTTAATTATTTCTTTAGGAATAGGATTTGAAATAAACTATTTAGGTAAAATATTTGAAATTGCTGATAAATATGGTAATGATTTAAGTTTTATGCATTGCAATAACGCATATCCTACTCCAATCGAGGATGTTGGTATATCAATCGTTAAACAGTTATCAAATGATACTAGATATAAATGGGGACTATCAGATCACACTGAAAGTACATTAACTCCAGCTTTTGCTGTAGTTGCTGGGGCTACAATAATTGAAAAACATTTTACTTTAAGTAAAAGATTACCCGGACCGGATCATCCATTTGCCTTAGAACCAAATGAATTAAAAGAAATGGTTGAACATATTAAATTAGCTGAAAAATCTATAATTAAACAAACTACACATGGCATATCAGTATCAGAACAGCCGTTTAGAAATGCAATGAGATCGGTTGTTGCAAAAACAAATATTAAACAGGGAGATGTATTAACATTAGAAAATATAACTACCAAAAGACCATTTATTAATGGAAATATACCGGCAAAACATTTTGATTATGTACTAGGCCAAATTGCAGATAAAAATTACAATGAAGATGATTTTATATGAAAATTTTATACTTAGGATATCCTGAAAATGCAGTACATTTATTTTTAAATACTAAAGGTACTGTATACCAAACACAAGAAAAAATAACTTTTGATATTAGTAAATTTGATTGGATAGTTAGTTATGGATATTCACATATTTTAAAACAAGATATAATTAATACTGCAAAAAACCCAATTATTAATTTGCATATCTCATATCTTCCTTTTAATCGAGGCGCTGATCCTAATTTTTGGAGTTGGTTAGAAAATACTCCAAAAGGAGTTAGTATACATCAAATTGATGCTGGAATTGATACGGGAAATATTTTTATTCAAAAAAAAGTATATTTTGATGATGATATCGAAACTTTATCTTCGTCGTACAATACTTTAAGAAGTGAACTTGAAAAATTGTTTATAGAAAACTTTGATAATATCATTAAAGGTAATATAATTTCTAAAAAACAACAAGGCACTGGGACCTTTCATATATCAAAAGATTTAGAAACATATAAATATTTACTAACTAATGGCTGGGATACGCCCGTAAAACAAATTAAAATGACAGATTTAGAAATTATAAATGAAATAGAAAAAGTAAGAAGTAAAAACAATGTAAATTGGATGGATATATTACGATTAGCATTTGAACATGCACCAGATAAAGCTCGTCAGATTATATCTAAAATAAATAAAGATGATACTCGTATTTCTGAACTTCTAAAACAATTATCAAACAATGATTAATAAAAATATAAATGATATTTGTATATTGATACAAGCAAGAATGGGATCGCAACGAGTTCCTGGTAAAATGCTTAGGACATTTGCTGATACTACATTGATAGATATTTTGTTTGACAAACTATCTAAATCAACAATTATTCCTAAATCAAATATTTACTTTTCCGCATATGAAACTGAATTGAAAAACGTAGCTGATACCTATGGTATTAATATATTTCATCGTTCAAAAGATTCTGCATTTGCTGAAAATGATATGAAATTAATTTATGAATGGCATGATAAATTGCCATATAAATATGTTGTATTGATTAGTGCATGCAATCCGATGTTAACAATTGAAACAATTGATTCATTTATTGAATCATTTATAACTTCCGATAAAGAAGGAGCTTTTGCTGTTTTTGAAAAGAAAACATATTATTGGGATAAACATGGCCATGCTATTACTGATTGGGCAGGAGCTAACATAATGAATACTAAGTTAGTCGACCCAATTTATGAAGCAGCACATTGCTTATATGCCAGTCGCCTAGATATCATTAAACATAATTATTGGATGGATACAAATTCTCCCCCATGTCCGGAATTATATGTAATGAATGAATTTGAAGCATTTGATATCGATTATGAATGGCAATTTCAATTAGGCGAATATTTATATAAAAGGTTATGATAAAATTTTTAGATACAAGATCTAACACGTTATCCGCGGATATTTTTGATAAAAAATTTACAGGAAAACGAATATTAGTTATGGGATCGGGTCCATCTCTACAATTTGTAAATTGGCAAAATATCGATGTAGACCACATAGTCACTACTACATTTTTTTATTTGAATGATGTGGTTAGAAATTTAACAAACATTACTCACATAACCTTGTCAGAGATTATAGATTTTGATGATTATCGGTTACACGAATTTTTTGAAAATAATCCAGAATGTACAATAGCATTAGAACCAAAACAAGGCCGGCCTTTTTATAGTACACTTACATACAAAAAATTTGAAGAACGATACCAGGAACGATTGGTATATTATAATACTAATATCGACAAACAAGAAGGTGTTGCCGGCAGATTAACATTTTTTGTAATGTCATTTGCCCCATCTGAATTATATTATGTAGGAATAGATGGTTTTGGTCCAATTCGAGAAAAATCTCCAAATAATTCGTTTCGTAAGAATTTAGTCGATGCAGATAACGGATTGCATTCATATGAAAAATTTATCGATTCGCACCAAACAATGGCTTCCGCATTACATGAACAAACATTACAAAATGGTTGTAAATTATATAACTTAGGAGAAGGGTTTGAATTTAACTGTTCTACGCCATATAGTAAACGATATTTTCCATTAAACGAAGAAATTAAAAGAAAAATAAAATTATGAATAACATTGAATGGTTTACATGGCCAGATCCTAGGGCGGTAACTAGGGGAGCAGTTGAAAGCAGTATAAAAAATTTAACGATGTATAGCGATGCATATCAAAAACGTAAACAACAATATCCTAATTATACTCCGTCTGATGAAGCTATCATGATAGCCACCCATATTGAAACATATGGGCATTATAAAATAGAAAATTTTTTAAATATCGATCAAATTGATGCAATTAATAAACGGGTTGACGAAATTTTAGAAAACGAAAATCATCCGTATAATCAAAATAAAATTTCAGAAAAAACCGCACAGGATACCAAACCATTTATCCAATGTTTACAGCCACTAGTTTCTGCCCCAGAAATTCATCCATTTGTGTTTAATGATTTGATAATAGACATCGCCGGAGCATATATGGATTGTTATCCTGCTTTCGGCACTTGCAATTTACGTAGATCATATGTTAATGAATTGCCTGAAACTGGGACGCAAACATATCATGTAGATCCCAACTCTCCTAGATTTTTAAAATTTTTTATTTATCTGAATGATGTTGACGAAAACGGTGGACCTTTTTGTTATATCGAAGGAACTCATCAAAGAAAATTTTGGTTAAATGGAGAGAGTTTTAATCAGATGTACAATTGGCCAACTGATATTATACATCAAATACATCAAGGCGAACATGAAATAAAATATCTTACTGCTAAAAAAGGAGATTTATTAATGGCTGATACAAATGGTTGGCATCGTGGAACTAAACTAATGAAAAAGATATTTTTAGATTGTGGAGCACATAATGGATGTTCCGTACAACTATTTGTAGATTCATATCCAGATTATAATGAATATGAAATATATTCGTTTGAATGTGATTCAACTAGATACACGCAATTGGTTAATAAAGGTTCAGAATTAAATTTGATTAATTTTTACCCGATTGAAAAAGCCATATGGACGACAAACGGAAAAAAAATATTCGATGGCTGGCAATTTACTAACACGAGTAAACTAGATGACACTATTGGCGTTAATACTCTAGATTTGTCACAATTTATTCTAGATAACTTTTCAAAAGATGATTATATTATTTTAAAAATTGATATTGAAGGAGCTGAATATAAAGTTATAGATAAAATGTTTAACGATGGATCGTTATCGTATATATCTAAAATTTATGGTGAACTACATGGTCCAAAAAAAGGATATTCGATAGATGATAATAATAAACTCTTAGAAAAAATTTGGAAAAATAATTTAAAACTATTAAATTGGGATGCATTAGAAGGTTCGCTAGAAGAAATTGAAATCGTTCCATTTAATACACCAAACTCATATACTAACCATTCCTCGCTACGCGTTGGGCATGCATATAAAAAACTATGAAAAAAATAACATTTTGTATACCGAGTAAATCGAATTTAAGATATCTTAAAACATGTATTCCGTCAATTCGAGAAAATGCATCACGCAATGATCATGACATTATCGTCTTCGTCGATTCAGATGAAGATGGTACAATTGATTGGTTAGAACAAGTAAAGGATGAATATAATTTAAAATACTTTATTAATCCGGAACTAGGTAAAAATTTATTTGGTATTGGTAAAGCCTATGATTGCTGTATTGAGCATTCTACTACGGACATATTCATGATATTTCATGCCGATATGATGCTGGGTAAAAATGCTGACTTAAAAGCATATGAACATCTTAAACCGCAAACAGTAGTATGTTCTACCAGAATTGAACCGCCATTGCACCCAAATAATGGAGAAAAAATTATACTAGATTTTGGTATGTGGCCAGAAGAATTTAAAAAAGACGAGTTCAATCAGTATGTAAACGAACATTTAGATGATACTAAGATTACAAATGGAATTTTTGCACCATGGATGATGTATAAAACAGATTTTGTTTCGATAGGAGGCCATGATTCTATTTTACATTCATGTAGAGAAGATTCTGATGTATTTAATAGAATGAAACTTGCAGGATATAAATTTATACAACCATGGAATTCATTGGTATATCATTTAACTGGTAGAGGTGCTGGTAGTTTCGATGGGGATTCTGATCGGCATGAAAAATGGAAATTAGATATGAATCGTTCTACCATGGAGTTTATACGGAAATGGGGTTCGAATGTTAAACATACAGATTTAATGGACCCAATTATTCCTCCAAAATATAATATTGCAATTGTTGTTAAATCATGTACGAGTTCATTGCTTGAATTATTAGAACCATGGTGTGATAGAATATATATTGATGATGATATGCAGGTTTTAACAACTCATTATATTGATCGCGAACAACCAAATACTAAATTTGAACTAGATAAACGAGTGTTTTGTATAGGATATAACGATCCGCATGCTGAAAATGATATTGTAGTTGAAATCGATGGTAAACGAATGACTAATCAGGATTTTGCATACATTCAACAATTAGCAGAAATTCTGCAAGATTCTGGGGAAGTTGGTACATTTCAATTAGGTAGTCTCATGATATCTGTATATTCCTTGGAAACGTATGAAAAAAATCTAATTAAATGTAACTAAAACATATTTATAATAAAGTTAATAATCTGAATGAGTTTTGCTAATAGGAAATAAGTATGGCAAACAAACAAGGCTTTATTAAAAGTATGTTATCCGATTCGAAAAGTGGAGAAGTTTCTTCTAAACGAGTGATTGGATTTATAGGTAACAAACAAGGCTTTATTAAAAGTATGTTATCCGATTCGAAAAGTGGAGAAGTTTCTTCTAAACGAGTGATTGGATTTATAGGTTTTATTGCATTGCTACTAGTAATGTTTATCAATGCATTGTTTTCAAAAACCGTAGCACCGGTACCGGTACTGGTTAATGCAATTGAATACATTGTTATTGCAGCATTGTTTGGCACGTCTGTAGAAAAATTTGCAAACCGACAAAAGCAAGATTCTGATTCAGAACAAGTTTAAAAGGATTCGTTATGAGTTTAGATCTAAAAAAAATAAAGCAAGTTCCATTAAGAGAAACCCAGTACGTTAAAGAAGAAACTCCTAAACAGCAAATCGTATTGCATCATACAGCTGGTAATGCATCTGGCATTGGTACCATATCAATGTGGGACACTGATGATAGAGGACGGATTGCTACTTGTGTAACTATATCAGGCCCTGGTGCTAAAGGAACCACTGATGGGGAAATTTGTCAAGCATTCTCTTCCAAGTATTGGGCATATCATTTAGGTATCAAACCAGAAGTATTCAAAGCATATAAAGTTTCATATCAACGATTAGATAAAATTGCAATTGGTGTAGAAATTTGTAACTGGGGGCCTATTTCTTTACGGGATGGAAAATATTACACATACGTTAACAGAGAGATTCCAGAAAGCCTAGTAACGAAACTAGATAAGCCATATAAAGGACATCTATTTTATCATCGTTATTCAGATGCTCAAATACAATCAGTAAAAGATTTGTTAGTGTATTGGAAAGGCATCTATAAAATTGATCTAACATATGATTATGATCAAATGTTTACGGTGAATACCAAAGCACTTAAAGGCGAGAATGGATTATATTCACATAACAGTTACCGAAAAGATAAGACAGATATTTATCCATGTCCCCGAATGATTGAAATGTTAAAAACATTGTGATGTAGGAAACATATGTACACCAGACAACAAATAGAATCTGCCGTTAAGTCAAAAGGCTATGCTTGGTTCGAAGATTCAAGTAACCGCGGATTTGATGTTAATATTGTAGGTGTTCGAAACAATGCTCCTAGTGTTGCTGACAAAGTAACCAATGTGTTTGATGACCATTTAACTATATCATACAAAGAATCCGGCGAATGGAAATTCTATTGTTGGAATGCTACTACCGATCCGGGTAAGAAAGGCGTTCAGCAGTTTCACAATAAAAAAGGAGTTGCTAGATTAGTTCCGGGACAGTATCGCAAAGTATGGGCTGTAGATAAACATCAAGGTAAATATGAAGCACTCTGTCAACGTTTAAACCCAGTAACGGTTTGGCGGGATGGCAACCGAGATTTAATATTCGAAGAAAAAGTTACTGATACTGGTATGTTCGGTATCAACATACATAAGGCGGGTCAAGATTCTACTTGGGTAGAAAATTGGTCAGAAGGTTGTCAAGTTTTTAAGCGCGTTAAAGATTTTGATATATTTATGTCTATATGCAGAAAGGCTGCAAAGATATACGGGAATCATTTTTCATATACGTTAATTGAATCAACAGATATCACACTATGAAAACACTAACAGTAACACTAACAGTAACGGTAACATCCATGATCACATTTATCTGCACTTACTTCTATAACATGACTCTATCTCATTACGAGCAGTATTTGGCACTAGTGTCTGTTATCTTTGTGGATGGGTTTTTTGGATGCATTGCCGGAGTTAAACGAGAAGGATTTCAAACATTCAAAGCTTTAAAAGTATTACAAACTACAGTAGTTTGGGTGATATTGTTAACTATGTTATTAAGTGTAGAACATGCATTTAAAGGTATGGGTTGGTTAAGTGAAACTATATTGATACCATTCTTAGTTTTTCAAATAATGAGTGCACTGAAGAATGCTTCGATGGCTGGATTCATCAAAGCACAGTTTCTTAATTACATCTTAGATCAATTCGATCAGCATAAAGGTTTGCGGCAAATTGCTACTAAGAAACCTCGCAAAACAACGAAATCATAATTTTGTTTGTTGAAGTTTTATTCATATTATAGGATATGAATTATCGTTACATTGTATTATCATTTTCAATGTTTCTTGTTGGCCAAATTCTAGTATGGATTCAAGTAAATGGTCCACTCATATGGGATTGGGCTAAAACATGGAGATGGGCATTAATGTTATTAGGTGTGCCTATAACATGGTTGTTTATGGAAGCTACATCATATGTAGTTCAAGGGTTTGGAGGTTTATTTTGGCCCGGCCGGTTCATATCATTTTGTGCTGGAATATTCATATTTACTTTGATGACATACATATTTCGGGATGAAACAATTAATTTAAAAACTGCAGTGTCGCTTCTTCTAGCATTTTCATTGATTGTTGTGCAGCTCTTTTGGAAATAAACATATTTATTATAAAAGATATTATGAAAACCAAAAGCTTGTTAGACATACTCATTGAACAGCAAATAAAAACTGCATACCAAAAAAAACTAATTAAAGAAGATGTTTCTC